GGAAAAACAGTCGAGACTGCTGCACAAAAATTAACTAAATACATTGACGCATTACAAGGTGTTACTTCGGCCCAAAGATCAAGCCGTGACGCAACTAAAGCAGTTACAGATTCAAATACAAAATTAAGCGAAGCCATAACCGCTACTGCTAAAGCGCAAGCAAACTTCAACAAAGTTACGCAAGGCTTTGCTTTAGACAGCAAAGAAGTTGTCAAGCAAACAAGAGAAGTTGCTAATGCACAACGCAATCTAATTAAAGCCAACATCTCTGCTGCTGACAGCGTTCAAGCAGTTAAAGATGCTGAAGAAGCGTTACAAAAACTGCGTCAAAAAGTTGATGTTTTTGATATTGAATCCGGCGAAATCAATATACAGAAAGCAAAGTTTGATGTTGAAGAAGCAGATTATGCTGTTCTTGCAGCAGAGAAAGAACTTGCCGATTTACGCAAAGACCCTGAAGCAACACCCCAAGCAATCCGTGAAGCAGAAATCAGATTGGCTGAATCAAAGTTTGCTGTGCGTGACGCAATTAAAGCGGTTAAAGATGCTGAAAAAGAATTAGTCAAACTTCGAACTAACACGCCAACGCTTAAAGAAATCGAGGCTGCTGAACGGGCTGTCGCTGATGCGAAGAGGGCTGCTGAGGATGCTGCGATTGCTCAGGCTGACGCTCAAAGAAATGTTAATGAAACACAAAAGGAATTAAACGAACTTGTTGATGGCGCAACGATTGGCAGTGATGCTTATACAGAAGCGTTGAAAGAGTTGCGTGATGCTGAGGAAGCAGAGAAAGATGCAGCCGAAGCACGGGTGACTGCTTATGAGCGTTTGGCTGACGCTACAAGAGATTTGGCTAAAGCAGAACAAGAACGCCGTGACGCTAGCAAAGGTGTTTCTGCCGCTGATCGTGCTGCTGCTGACGCTGCTTCTGTTGTTGTTGTTCCAGACTTCTCTACAGGCGGAGGCGGTTTTGATTTCGGTTTCGGTTTAGTTACGCCTGAAGATCTCAATAACATTAATGTTCCTTCACTTGAAGAATTGTTAGGTGGCGGAATCGGTGTATTTGCTAATGGTGGCATTGTTACTAAAGCAATGCTTGGTTTAGTCGGTGAGGCAGGTGCAGAAGCAATTATCCCTCTTGACCGTATGGGTTCTATGGGTAGCACATACAACATTTCTGTAACTGCTGGTATGGGTGCTGACGGGAAAGATATTGGCACACAGATTGTAAACGCTTTGAAACGGTATGAGCGAACGAATGGTGCTTTGCCTCTGACGGTGGCTTAATGGCTACCACTCTTGCATCAGGTGAGCAGATCACCGTTCTCGCTGAGGTTGGTTTCATCACTAACTTCTTTGTGCTTGACGATATAAATGCAGGCGTTTTAGATAACACACAGTTTGTTCTTGACGGAAACCTTGAAGGCGAGGACATTACCGAATACTGCCAACTTGTTTCGATTACTCGTGGCCGACAAGATCAGTTCGCACAATTCAACGCCGGTCAATGTTCGCTTACTTTGATAAATAATGACAGAAGATTTGACCCGATCAATACTGCTTCGCCTTATTATGATGCTACGGCTGGGCGTTCAGGTGTTGTGCCACGCCGAAAAATTACAGTAAAATCGGGCAGCAACTTTCTGTTTACGGGTCGCATTACCGATATAGATGTGATCTACAACTATCAGTTAAGTGAGGTTGTAATTACGGCAGCAGATGATTTCGTGTTGTTAGCGAACACCGTTGTCGAGGCTAATGTGACACCTAGCGTTGAACTGTCGGGCGCACGGGTTGATTTTCTTTTAGACCTGCCAGAGATTGATTACCCTTCAACTTCACGCAACATTTCGACTGGCTTAGCAACGCTAGGCGCATTTCAGATAGATGCAAACACGAACGCTTTAACCTATTTGCAGCAGATCGCTACAAGTGAACAGGGTGCTTGTTTTATCGCTGCTAACGGTGATCTAACTTTTACTGATCGCCTTGATGCTTCGTTCGCTGTTATTTCAGCAAGTTTTTCTGATACCGGCGCAGACATTCCTTACACTGCTTTGCAAGTTATTTATGGGCAAGAGTTTTTGTTTAATCGCATTCAAGCAACGATTGAAGGTGGCACAGTTCAAGTCGCTGACAACGCTTCTTCGCAAACAGAATTCGGTATCACAACGCTTGCCTTGCCTGATTTGTTGCTTCAATCTAATGCTGAGGCTCTGACTTTAGCAAACTATTTAGTGGCCTTATATGCTGAGCCACAGTATCGCTTTGACGATCTTGGGCTAATCGTTTCGGCTATGTCCGCACCTGACCGGAATACAATAAACGCTCTCGAACTGCAAGATGTCGTTGAGATCACCCGAACCTATACGACAGGTTCGCCTGCTTCGGTAACAGAGTTGTATGCGGTTGAACGGCTTTCGCATACGATTACGGCTGGTGAGCATCGAGTTACTGTTGGCTTGTTTAATACTGAAGTGCTGTTCCAGTTAGTGCTTGATGACGCAGTTTTTGGCACGCTTGATAGCGACAACGCCCTTGCTTGATATACACTAACTGACTATGGCAAGACAGACCTTTACAGCAGCGCAAGTGCTGACCGCAGCACAAATGAACACACTCCAAGACAGCGTGTGGTCTGACGATGTTAATGCTCAGACTGGAACTTCATACACGCTTGTTTTAACTGATGCAGGCAAACAAGTAACAATGACGAATGCTTCGGCAAGCACTTTGACTGTGCCGCCAAACGCTTCTGTCGCTTTTGCTGTTGGAGTTCGGATTGTTATTATTCAACTTGGTGCTGGTGCTGTTACTTTGACGGCTGGTGTAGGTGTTACAGTCTCATCGTTATCTTCTTCGCTTGCTTTAAGCCAATATCAAACAGCAGTATTAGTAAAGCAGGCAACAAATACTTGGATTGCTACACTTGGTGCTGGCACTACGGTTTCTGGTGAAAGCGATCAAATAGTTTTACCAACACAAATTTTTAGTTAAAGGAACACAATGGCAACATTCAGTAAGATCGCTTTATCAGGTAGCACAGACGGGCGAATGATTAAGGTCGCTGCTACTGCTACGGCTGGCACAACACTTCACACAGGTTCGGCTACTGCTACGACTTTTGATGAGATTTGGTTGTATGCGGTAAACAGTTCTGCTACAGCAACAAAACTTACTGTTGAGTGGGGTGGTGTTACTTCGCCTGATGACTTGATTGAGTTCACTGTGCCTGCAGAAGATGGTTTGTATGTTGTTATTGCTGGTCTTGTGATTAAAGGCAACGCAACACCGTTGCTCGTTCGTGCGTTTGCAGCGACAGCCAATGTCATCAACATCGCAGGTTATGTAAACAGAATCACGGCGTAAGGTTCTAAGATGCCTAGATACGGTCAGCGCACACTCGCTGGAAGCAACAGAGAAATATCTTCGATTGGCAAAGCATCTGCTGTTGTTGCGGTTGCATTTGATGTTGATTTTCTTGTTGCTGCTGGTGGCGGTGGCGGTGGCGGTAATAGCAATGTTGGTTTTATTGGTAACAACAGCACTTTCAGCACAATTACTTCAACTGCTGGTGGTCGTGGTGGAACATATAATCAAGTTGCTGGTGGAATTGGCGGTAGCGGTGGTGGTGGTGGTCCTGGAGAAAGTGGAGACCCAAATGCTGCTGGTGGGGCAGGAACTGCGCTTCAAGGATCTGCTGGTGCATCAGGTCAAGGTGGCGGAAGTCCATATCCAGGTGGTGGCGGTGGTGGCTCAAGTGCAGCATCTGGTTCTGCAACGGGCGGAACAGGCACTGCATCATCTATAACCGGTTCGTCAATCACTTATGGCGTTGGTGGTAATGGTGGAACTATCAGCAGTAGTGCGAGTGCAGCAACTGCAAATCGGGGCAACGGTGGAAATGGTGGTGGAACTGGTGCTGGTGGTGGGGGTGCTGGTGGATATCGCACAAGTTTTGGCACAAGTGGCGCAAACTCTACTCGGTTGAGTCCTGTTATTGTGGCTATGGGTACATCATATTCAGTCGTTGTTGGTGCTGGTGGCACTGGTGGAACAGGTGGTGGCTCAACTACAGGTGGTTCTGGTGTTGTGATTATTCGTTATCCAACTGTTGGCAAAACAATAACTATTGGTAGCGGTTTGACAGGCTCAACAGCACCAAGTGGCGACTACACAGTTGCAACAATTACTGCTGGTTCAGGGAATGTGAGTTGGGCATAATGGCACATTACGCATTTCTTGATGAAAATAATGTTGTAGTCAAAGTAATTGTTGGTGTTGATGAAACAGTTACACAAAATGGTGATGGCGGTTCTAGCGAAGCGTGGGAACAGTTTTATCAAAATCAATGTTGGCATCAAGGCTTAACTTGTAAACGCACTTCATATAACAATCAAATTCGTAAACAATACGCAGGTGTTGGTTTTACTTATGACGCTGACGCTGATGTATTTGTTAGACCGCAACCATTCCCTTCGTGGACTTTGGACAGCAACCACGACTGGCAACCACCGACACCTATGCCGAATGGCGGTAAACAATTCTCTTGGAACGAAGAAGAACTTGAGTGGGTCGCAATTTAACTAGGTGGCTTATACCGCTACCAGCAATCCTGTTCTCGATCTGGCCAACTACGGTTCGAGCCGAACCTGTCGCAGGGTTGCACGCAGTCGGATATATCGTTACTGAGATACCGCCAACAAGATCGGA